CTCGTTCACCCCATCAAGGTTACCGATCAAACCAGGCACCAAACGATTCCAGGCACGGAAGTCAGTGACATCACCAATCTTGGCAATACGATCCCACGTTGAAATTTGCGCTTGGAAACCAGTGAGCACCATCTTGTGCATGGTGTTTTCCAATACAACTGGGAAATCACTGGTTGTTTGCGCACCGCGAACGATGCCATGAGATAATGCGCTAGGCGCAAACTCTTCTGGCGTCATGCCTTTTGTTGATACACCAGCACGCTCAAGGCAGGCCGATGCCATATCTGACAAGCGCATACCGCGATAGGGATTGCTACGATCATGCTTTGCCGCCCCCATGCGCGCCAGTAGTGCCTGTGTTGAACCTTCGATAAACTTGTCACTCTCATCTTCACCGGCGCTTAGATCGGTGGCGATGGGCTCGATACCTTCACCCAGCATAGCCAGCAACTTCTTGTTAGCTTGCTCGGCGCTAACGGTGTGATCATCAACGCAGGTATCCAGCAATGCAGCAACACCGTCACGATTTTTAAACGGCGCGAAGGCGTTGCGAATACCTGAGATACGCTGAGAATTCTTGGCTAACGCATCTTGCCCTGCTTGCGCTTTTGTTGCTTCGTCATCAATTTCGGCGGCATCAGTATTGGTCGCCTTGTTTTTTGCTTTCGTAGACATGGTTACTTCCTCTTTCTTTGGTGGATGTGAAATGGCGGCGACCACTGCCGCCGAGTGGGGTGAATCATTGATTAACTGCTGACAATGTTGCGCAGCAATCTGAAGTGCGCCGATATCAATATCAGCTTTTTTATTCATAGATTTGGCAGATCCTGCAAAACGTGACTTGTTGAATCCGGCGGCAGCGGCCATTTCTTCTTCGTTCACAACATCAACAAAACCGAAGTCAAGCGCCTCTTGAGCGGTATACCAATGATCTTCACCGTCGGTAAGCAACGCCATGATCGTGGCGTGATCAACGCCAGATTTGTTTTCATAGGAGGACGCCATTGCGCGCGCGAATGTATCAAGCAGGTCTGCATAGGCGCGCATGTCCTTGGAATTTCCGACTGCTGCGCCCCAGGGAGAATGCACCATGAAAAGAGCGTTTTCGCCCATCTCTACCGTGTCACCCGCCATAGCGATCAACGAAGCAATGGATACCGCAACACCGTCGACGTAGACATGAACTGCAGCACTTTGACGACGTAATGAGTTGTAAATAGCAATGCCGTCAGAAACGGATCCACCATAACTGTTGATTCGCACATCAATCACATCCGCTGTGATTTGAGAGAGCTGCTCGGCAACATCTTTTGCGGTGACAGAGTCCTCCCACCAGCTTTCACCAATATTGCCGTAAATTAGCAGCTCAGCAGACTCATCACCCATAGCCGATAATTCATACCCACCGCCTGTGCAAATAACCTTACGATCAGTCTTCTTCTTTGGCATTGTTCTCGTCTCCTTGTTCTTTTAAGTTGTTTTGCGCAGCGCCTGAGCTTGAGGTTTGACCTGCATCCGTTTCAAAGATAAGCCCCTTTGATTCAGCGTCTTTACGCCAGGCCGCAATCTGATCCATCACATCCTTCGGGTTGCCGTTACGCTCACGAATAATATGCTGCGCCGATTTGTATCCGCACCGCTCCAGCAAGCGGTTTGCCTTGGCCTCTTTTTCCGGATCGATCCACGGCATGGCAGGGCCGCGAAAATCAGCAGTGGCGATAGTGTTTATATCGAGATCGTCAGGGATCGGTGCCAGTCCTGATAACACGCACGCTTGAACAAAGCGCTCCCATACTGGCTGGGAAAACTGTGATATCCAGGTGTTGGTTAATATCAGGTAGTTTCCCCACCCTTCTACAAGTTCCTGACGCTGTGCGGAATAAGTGCCGTTATAATTGCGACTTATAGAGCTGTACCCTGCCCCAGTGCCGGCGGCAGTAAACCTCAACATGGCATCATGAAAAGGGGTCAGTAGTGATGATGGTCGTTTGCTGTCAATCGTGCCGACCTCTTCGCCTTCACGCAGGTCATCGAAGATCATGCCCGGCTTCATTTTCAGCGTTCTCTCTGTCTCTTCGCCATCCGGAGCGTTGTAGTTTTCCGACGCACCTTTTTTGATATACCCCGTTAACGCAGCTGCTACTCGCGCAGCAATCCGTTCACTCTCTTCGTAATCTTTGAGGTCTTCGAGTCTGCGCATTACTGATGCGAACACGCTAACACCACGCGCCTGACGGATACGGCTAACAATCTTGGGGTGCAACATACGCTCGGATGGCACGCGCTTAGTACTGAAATCGAAACGCATAGCAACGCTGTCACCAGGATGGTTTTTATAAATATGATATGCCCGTGGACGACCCCATGCGTTGCGTTCAACACCTTGCGTGATGCCCTGCTTGGGTACTGTGTAATCAAAAGGCAGATGATCCGCCTCAATTAGCTCGAATGAAAAAGGTACCATTGTGCCGTGATTCATCCCGACAACAGTACCTTCCACCATTTGCGCTAACAGCTCACCATCACGAAGCCAGGTGCGCGCAGCAAGACGCTCTGCGCAGGAGTAGTTATGTTCCCAGGTGACTTCTGGACGTCGAGCAAAATCATGCCACAGCGTCAAAAGTAAAATGGCGTAATCCAGGTGGATGGTGCCATCTTTTTTGCGAGGTAATGGTTCACGATTGATACCGCCGGCACCAATAACATTATTAACCAATACATCAAGCACGCCTTTGGCAATATCGTAGTTCTGCTCTAACTGCCGAGCATAACCACGCATTGTTGTACCGGCCTTACCCACCACCGAATCGCCACTGGAATTGTCGGCGCCCGTTTTACGTAGACGAGAAGGTTTTGCCGCTTCATAAGCGGCTAAGGCATGACGAAACCGCTCACGTTTATAGGCCCACCCGGGTGATATTGCGCGTATCGTCTTATCAACTATATTCATTCCCTGAAGTCCGCCACACTAGAAAGGCTCGACCCACCCTGGTTTCTTGACTGCTCGCCACGCACCTTGCTTTCCCATTCCTGTCTACCGGTGCGGATCTCGGGCAAATTGGCGCGCGTCAATGAGCGACTTCCTATGGTGTAGCTTTGCCCTTTCAAAACAGCCTTTTCTGCTGAGATGTAAAGTGCGAGCATGTCTGTGGCTTCACTCATATCCAGTCCTCGTTATTGTTTACGCCTACCCAATTGTCACGCTTACCGGTATCTGCGGTGATTTTCTGTTCAGTGGAGTCTGATTTAGATGTGAACATATCTTCCTGTAACAGTTTCGCCTCAAGATCATCCCACCAGCTGTCAGGCTTGCGGTCTAAATGCAGAGACCGGGATGCATGCAACGCATAAACATCACAATCGAGACCTTCATTGCGCACGCCCGATTTCGGCTGCCAGATCAACTTACCGCGCAAGCGTTTACTCGGTGCTTTAACCTCCGACATAGTCTGTTCGTAAAAATCATCACGAACATCTTTGTACCAATGCCGCCGCCCGGGGCCGTTTCCGGTTAGCGTGATACGTCCACGATCACCAATCAGCAAATCCTTGGCTTTGTGTGTGCCTACCATGTAGACCAACACACCTCGCTTGCTGGCTTTGGTGTTCTGTTTACCTTTTGTGTCGAGCGCTTTTGGTTTGGTGAATATTTCTTTTTTACCGTGGTCGTTACTGTCACCCTTGATGGCCATGACGTTACGGCGCATGGCGCGCATTTTTCGTACCCAGTGATACACCTGATCTGATGTGCCGCCGTCTGAGCAATCGATTGACACGGCACTCATCCGCAGCGAGAAACCTTTTTCATGTTCGAACGATTGAAACAACAGGTTTTCTAATGCGCTCCAGGCCGGATCGTTAATATCTGTCACACCTACCTTCGCAGACACTTCACCCCAGTACACCAACCACATTTCTTCATCACGTCCGACCGCCCAGATCCTGACAGCAAAGCGGTCATGTTGAACGTCGACACCGGCAACCAGACAAAGGCCGCCGTTCGGAACCGTTAGTTCGGCATAATCTTCAGCACGTTTTTCGAGATCATCCAGCTCAGGGCCGCTGGTCTGGTATTCGTAGGTGCGACCAAGCTTAGAATTAACAAACACAATCCGTGCACTCTGATCACCTTTTGCTGATTCATATTCAGCATTAAGATAATCGCGCACCACGTCAGCCAATGATGTGCCTGGTAGCCCTGCAGCATAGAGCTCGTTCAGTTCTTTGAAGCTCTCAACACCGCCCGTGTTTTCAACTGTCGCTTGCCAACCACACCATGGGTCACCATCACTGACGGCCTGCTTTACCGTGCTAAGGATGTTCTGATAACGCTGCCAATCATCCCAGGCACTGCCACAATCAGGGCAAACATAAACAGCGGTATCGGGCAGGTTTTTACCGTAGACTGGATGCTCTGGCCCATCGTCTGCTTCATGCCAACTTACATTTACCCAATCGAGTACATGCATTTCGCCACAGTCGTGACACTTGATTGGCAACATACGTTGCGTGCCGAGCTCGACATATTCTTCGACGCGTGACACCCCTTTAACAGCTGGCGTGCCGCCCAATACTAACTTGCCGTGACGCTGCCGCTTGAGACGTTCACGTACTAACAGGATAGCGTCACCCTGATCTTTAACATTGTCGCTAGTGTCGTCTGGCTCTTCGACAATCACTAGCGGCGCAGGGGTTGATTTAACATTACCCGCGCTGTTGGAACCGACCATTTTCAGGAAGCCGCCCGGATAGCTTTTATATAAAGCCCGGTTACCGTCCTTGCGACTCTTGGTGTTGATGCATCTTGAAAACGCAGGTGTCGATTTGATCGACGGCACCAACTTTTCGTCATTGAATGATCGCGCGTCACCCTCTTTAGGAAACAACACGATAATCGCGGTAGGTTGTCGGTCGACACGCTTGCCGATATAACCGATCAAACCAAATGTCCAGCCGACCTGCGCCGCTTTCATCATTGCCACTATGCGCACAAATTCAGCATCGAGGGCATAAAAAATGCCCCATAAATGAGGCACTAGATCAACGTTGTATGGACCGGGTAAATCGGCTCCCTCTTGCGGCAACCTAAACTCATCACGCAACCAATCGAGCGTGGCTATCTTTTCAGGCGGTAACCACTTCTCCCCCGTCTTGATCATAAATGCCAGCAAAGTTGTGCGGGTAATCCGCAATAACTCGGCAGGCAGGGCTGGCTGCATCATCTATCTGATCCTGTGAAATTAATATTTTGTGTTGGCTCATCATTGACGTGGCGAATTTTTCCATTGCGTTTTGTAGTTCTGATCGACCGGCAGTTGCCCAGGCATCCAGCAGCTGCTCAATATCTGCAACAGGCACCAGTGAACCAACTTCTTTATGGAACTGCAGCTCTTTTAATTGCGCGTTTGCTTCAGCTTCACGAATCCGTGATTTGGCAAGACTGGCCTGTTCATTCCCACCCCGGCCAGCCGCCTTGTCACGCAGATCGCGTATATACGCAATGCGGATGGCTTCTCTAGTCGCTTCGCGGTGATCCAAACCCAATGCACGCAGCACATCACGCAGGTTGCGTTCGGACATATCCAAATGTTTGGCGAGCTCAGCTTGAGTTGGCTTTTCCTGCACTTTATTAATCGCTAATAAATTCTAATATCAACGGCTCATCATCATCTTCATGCATCCAGACGATACCGTTTGTGTTAACAGCATCAAACAAAACGATGGTGGCATTGTATTCACCCTCTACGATTCCCTGATCACCCAGGATAAAAGTAATACGACCGTTTGCTTTG